TTAGCGATAGCCGTTCAGGCTGTCCAAGGCTAGCAGAGCGGAAGCCTTTTTTAAGATGTCACGCTCCATAGTCAGCCGCTTAACTTGTTTGCGCAATTCTTGAAGCTCGCGCTGCTCATCCGTTAAGGCGTTGCCGACTTTAGGTGCTTTGCCAGTCATTTCTTGACGGTACTGGCTCAGCCATTTCTGTAGAGTGGATTTACCTATTCCTAAAGAATCGGCCACGTCAGGTATTTTACGTTTGTGGTCAACAACTAAGCTGATGGCTTCTAATTTGAATTCTCGGGTATATTAGTTGCGTTTGGTGGTCATACTATTTTCCTTCTTTGGGTTAGTATAAACCTCTTATGCGCTGTCCAAGTTTATTATGCCACTACAATAATCGCAATAAGCTGATACTGGACGCCTTGGAAGAAGCTCAGTTTATAAAAAATGATAGCCAGGTCGATGAGATACACACGTACCGAGGCAAAGAGATCGTCCCCGGTGGCCGTGTTGATATCGTCTTATGTGAGATTGATGACAGACGACAGTTGGCGAAATAACGCGGTATAAAAAAGTATATTGATTAATTAAATTGAGGACTCAAAATGACCAACTTACTAGCTAAAAGATTCGGCACCAGTCCACGCTTAGAATTACTCAGCGGTGAATGGTTAAAGCAGGGCATGGGTGCCAAGACCGTTAAGTTTGATATTGGCCAAGGTGGATTGCCTCCTGAAGTGAACTGGGAGGATAAGGCAGCTGCTATTGCATTGATTTAGAGTCGTCACGCTAAAGCGCTGGCGTCTTTGTTGGTATGGGGTGATAACGAATTATGGGACTGGTCAGAGTGCTTTGATATGGTCGTAGAGTATCTTGCGCTTAAGATGTTCGATAGATGCGTCGTAGATGGCCGTGAAGCACCTAGGGGCGGTAAGCATACCTTAAAGGAGTTATCGTCGCTTGTAGCACGTATGACATTGCATTCTGAGCTATATGATTTGTGGACTATCTACACGGTTGAAGGACGATTGTTGTTTAGTGGGATAAAAATGAATGACAGAACTTACAGTAATTATTTCTTATGCTACCAACGCCAGATGCTAAATGACCTAGAAGAGTTGGTCCACTGTATTAATAATGATATTGCCAAGTATAGATCTAACCTAGCAATAAGCTGTCAGCTGGTTGAAAGCATGTAATTATGATGATGTCATTAGTCTGTCACATTAAGAATCTAGTATAGCGTCATACAAATTCTTGATTAGAAAATAGCAGGTAAGATGATGTTAGATATAAAACAGGAAAAAGACATACAAGTTAGCCCACAAAGTTTTGATGCCATTATGATGTTAGCAATCACTACGGTCGCAGATGATATTGGTGATGCTCCTACCATTGACACGCCATTATTTGATGAAGCACGAGAGGCTTATTGCGCTGAGCTTTTACAAAGTATTGTTGAATGGCAAAAACAGAACAGCGATGATCTTTTATTTGACTCGAATGCTGCTCAAAATTACACCTATGCTAAGCGAGAGGCATTAATAAAGGTTGCAGAGGTAAAGCTTTTTAATGCTTTGCACGAAGGAGACTCTATTAGTGAAGAAATGATGATGTAGGGTACTAATCCACTTAATAAAATTTAAAAAATAAAGCAAGGAAGAGCAGGCTTGTCTAGGTATTATTATATGACTTGACCCATGCCGCACTGTAGTGTTATATTTTCTACAATGGCAGTAATTGTAAATTGATTTAAATATGAATGTCTTGAACGAAAGATAACTCTCCGGTTCTTTCGTTTTTTTATTGCCTACGTTTTTGTACCCGATATGTGATTTTCCATATCGGGCTTTTTTATGTCTACGATTTAGCATGGAAGCTGATATGTGCGATCTAACCAACCAAGAGGCCTATGATTACTATCATGAGGTAACCGAGTCGTGCGCCAAGGATTATTGGCTACAGTTTCTCAAGGACCGAGCCAATAGAGGTGTGGCTGAAGCGCAGGATTTTGTAGATAAGATTGAGTTTTGTAATTAACCATTAGACTCGCTAATTGGAGGTGAGCATGACAGATAAGCTCACTAACACGAAGCACCAAATGTTTGTTGACGAGTACATCATTGACTTTAACGCGACTGAGGCAGCTATCAGGGCAGGCTATAGCAAAAAAACGGCAGCACAGCAGGGCTATCGATTATTACAAGATGAGCGCATCCAAGCGGCAATCGATGAGGCTATCGCTAAGCGCACCAAGCGTATGCACATCACGCAAGACCACGTTTTGGGTATGTGGTGGCAGATTGCTAACGCTGACTATAACGAGCTGTCTAGTGTGCGACGTGTCGCTTGCGGTTATTGCTACGGCGATAACATTACGATGGACGATGACGATGATGCTCGTGAGATTGACCCAAGCCGTGAGCCTAATCCCGATTGCGGTATTTGTAGAGGCGAGGGTTCGCCGCATGTACATATCGCTGATACGAGCAAGCTTTCACCGTCCGCTAAATTATTATACCAGGGCGCCAAAGAAACTAAGTTTGGCATTGAGGTGCAGACCGCAGACCGAATGAAAGCCTTGGATAACGTGGCGCGTCATTTGGGTATGTTTAAGGATACGGTCAACCATGTGTCGGAAGATGGCTCAATGTCACCGCCGCAACCATTAACGCCTGAAAGCGCAAAAGCTATCAGCAAGGACTTGGACGATGAATACTGATGCGAATAAATTATCAGTCATAAAACATCGTTGTGAGCATGAGCACCTATTTTTCGTCCGATACTTTTTCAAACAACGCATGGGCGATAAGTTTTTAACCAACTGGCACCATCATTTAATCGCTTATGAGATTGACCGATTAATACAAAGAGCAAAGGACGGCAAAGAGACGGAGAACATCATCTTTAACTTGCCGCCTGGTGGTTCTAAAACCGAAATGGCGATGAATATCATCCCTCGTGGGTTGGCACTCAATCCGCGCTCACGGTTTTTATACCTGTCATTCAGTGACAGCCTAGTGACCGATGTATCGTCAACAGCTCGAACGATTGTTAAATCAAAACCGTATCAACAGCTATGGCCAGTCGCTATATCAAGCGATACAGATGCAAAGGGTAGTTGGAAAACAGATATAGAAGGATTTGAGGGTGGGCATATTTATGCTGCCTCGATGGGCGGTCAGGTAACTGGTCGCCGTGCAGGTCGTATGTCAAAAGATTTTAACGGCTTGATTGTACTTGATGATCCGTTAAAGCCGGAGGACGCCTTTAGCGATACCAAGCGCAAAGCAGCTAACCGTAAATTATTGAACACGGTCAAAAGTCGTAAGGCAAAAAGCGATACGCCCATCATCTTGATTATGCAGCGATTGCATAGTGATGACCCCACGCAATTTATCCTTGATGGAAACATGGGCGGCAAGTGGCGGCACGTCAACATACCGGCATTGATTGATGATGCGTTTATCAAGACGTTACCGCCGAGCATTGCAAAGCTCGTGCCTACTAACGTTGAGCGTGACGATAAGGGCAGACAAAGCTACTGGGCTGCTAAAGAATCATTGTTATCACTGCTAGAGCTTGAGATGGGCGGCAATGATAAAGACGGCCAAAAGGTCAGTCGCTACACGTTTCATAGTCAATATATGCAAGCGCCTACTAAGCTAGGTGGCGGATTAATCAAAGCCTCATACTTTGGTCGCTATACGGTATTGCCAAAACTTAAATGGCTGGCAATCTTTGCTGATACCGCGCAAAAGACAAAAGAAGTAAACGATTACAGCGTCTTTATGGCAGCAGGTGAGGATTACAGCGGCAATCTTGTGATAGTCGATGTGCTACGCGGTAAATGGGAAGCGCCCGACTTAGAGCGTCAAGCCGAGGCGTTTATTAACAAACACAATGACAGTCCAAACACGCCTAATCTGCGCTATGTGGCCATTGAGGATAAAGCAAGTGGCACAGGGTTGATACAAGGCTTAAAGCGTAAAACAAGGGTGTCTATCAAGGCAGTACAGCGCAATACAGACAAACTTACACGGTTTATGGACGCACACCCATACATTGAGGACGGCATTGTTTATTTGCCGCTTAACGCTAACTGGGTTGGTGATTTCATAGATGAGGCTGAGGCATTTAGTGCTGATATGTCGCATGACCATGATGACCAAATCGACCCGCTTATTGATTTAATTAATATTGGCAGACAAAAGCCACAAAAATACGCCACTGCTGGCAAACGATATTATTAGGTGACAAGATGGCATTACTAGATATATTTAAATTTAGGCAAAAGCCGCTTGCTACTGAAGTTAAAAGAGCGGTGAGTGGTGGCTCGCTATACTCAGAGCAAGCTATCGACAAAATGAATAAGTTTTTTGACAGCTTACTACGGGTAGATACTGACGAAGTGCTACGAAAGGCGGGCATATCGCGCCATCAATTATCGGTACTACTATCTGATGACGAGATTGACGGTAAGATTGAGACGCGCAGTGATAACTTGATGCAAGCTAAATACACGCTGTCAGATGGTGATAGTGATGTATCAACGTTTATCTATGAGCAATTAGATTTGCACCTTGAGTCTATTTTGACCGCATCACTCAACGCCAAGTTGTTTGGCTATAGCGTGACCGAGGTTGTATGGGACGAATACGCTAAGAAGCAGACAGGCATTATTCAGCCGTTATCGGTGGTCGAAAAGCCAATGCAGTGGTTTGAGCCAAAGAATGACGGCCGCTTGATGTGGTATGCCAACAATTACGAGCAAGGCGTGGCCGTTGACACAAAATATAAATACCTATTGCAGCAATACAAGCCGACCTATGCAGAGCCAAAAGGTAAAGCACTACTTAGCCGTGTTTACTGGCTATGGTACTTTAAGACAAACGGTTGGCGCTTTTGGTCAAAATTCTTAGAGCGTTTTGGCAGCCCGCTACTCATAGGTACAACAGATGGTGAGCCGCAAGCATTAGCTGATGCGTTAATGGCGGCACACAATCAGTCAGTCGTGGCAATGTCAGACGGTGATACGGTAGACGCTATCAATGCGAGCAGCAATGGTGAGGCGTTTAAAGCGTATGATGACGCTATCAATAAGCGAATCGCTAAGTACCTGCTAGGGCAAACACTCACAAGCGGCACAGAGACAGGCGGCACTTACGGACAAGGTTTAGTCCATCAAGACCAACAGCAACGTATCTTAGATGGTGATAAGAAATTTGCAGCTCGCTATGTGCAGCAGTTCATTGACACTATCTGTCTGCTAAATGGTTACGAGCCGCCTACCTTTAACTTTACGTTTGAAAAGGGCTTGCAGCCTGAACGTGCCGAGCGTGACAGCAAGCTATACAGCCAAGGCGTACGCTTTGATGAGTCTTATTACATTGATGCTTATGACTTTAAGCCTGAGTATATTAAAGTGGTCGAGGATAACGCTGCGCCGATCATATCGTTATCAGATAAGCCAAAGCAGGCATTGCAGTTTGCTGAGGGTGATGATGAGCAATTTACCGACGAGCAAATGGAGCTTGAGCAAGTCGCAGATGATGCGCTTGAGACGAGCATACAGCCGTTTAATGTGTCTAAGGTATTGACGGCCATTGAGCTTGCAACGGACGCGGACAGCTTACGTGAGGCGTTATTTAGCATGGTCGGCGATAGCTTGGCGCAAAGTGAGTTTACTCAGTTGGTTAATACGGCGTTAGCGGTCGCTGACGTACACGGTTTTGCTGATGAAAGTAGTGAGGAGTAGTTATGGCAACAGCATCAGCAAGTTTTAGGGTGCCGTTTATCGAGGCCATTGCTTACGCTTTAAATCGTGACGTGGCTTTGCCTGATGACTACTACGAGCAAATGACACCTATCCAGCGTCAGCAAGCGGTATCTATCGCAGGGCTTGCCCAGACTGAGCAGATTAAGCACGTTATGAGCTTGGTCAATGAGCAGCTAGTCGATGGCGGTACGTTTGCAGACTTTCAAAGAGCGGTCAAAGACGGCGATATTGATATTAATCTGCCAAAGCATCGGCTCGATAATATATTTCGCACTAACATACAAGGTGCTTATGGGCGTGGTCGATGGTATAAACAGCAAGCAAACAAGATTGAGCGCCCGTATTTGATGCGTGACGGTATCAATGATAGCCGTCAAAGACCTGCTCATAAGATACTTGATGGTATTATCAGACCGATTGACGACCCTTTTTGGGATACTCATTATCCGCCTGATGATTTTCGTTGTCGCTGTATCGCTCGCTCGCTCACTAAGGAGCAAGCCGAGGCAAAAGGTATTACCACAGACGCATCATTGCCTGACATCAATCCGCAAAACGGCTTTGGTGGCACACCTGCACAATACACTAATCGCATGAACAAGCTGGTCAATGAGAAAATTGCCGAACTTGCTATCACGTATTACAAGCAGTCAGATGCGATATTTGCAGCTAGAGAGCGCATTGAGGCGGCTATCACGGTGATGTTGGCGCAACCAGTGCCAGAGCTTGCAACATTGATTGACGAGGCACAAGCATTGATTGAGGAGCAAGAAGCATGAATAAGCGTAAACGAATACTTGAAGCTATTGTGCTGATAGCTGATATAGCACTGACTATCTACACTAAACGCAAAAAACAAAAACAAGACCGCCGATAAGGGCGGTTTTTTAATGGGTGAGATATGACAAAACCAATCTACAACTTTGACGATGCGCCTATTGATGCCGCTTATCAGTTTTTAGCGGGTGACGTACAGACGCAAATCGACAAGACAGGTGACAAGACCAAGCGCACGTTTAGCGGTGTTGCTTACCACGGCGGTCAGATTGATGACCACTGGTATTGGGGCAACCTTGTTTTCGACCTTGATAACCTAGATTTGGCAAACGGTAAAGTGCCAATGCTAGTAGAGCATGACCGAGATCAGCGATGCGGCTTTATCAATAGCCATAATATCGGTGATGCCGGTCTGAGCATTGAGGGCACGCTGCTATCAAATGAGCATGGCACAACCATCGCTAATGATGCAGACGAAGGCTATCCATGGCAGATGAGCGTGTCTATCACGCCTAAGCGCGTCGAGACGGTCGAGTCAGGGCAGGTCACGGTCAATGGCCGTACCTTTAACGCACCAGTGACCATTTTTAGACAAAACACAATCCGCGAGGTGTCGTTCTGTGCCCTAGGTGCAGACCGTCATACCAGCGCACAGATTTTTAATGAAAACCGAGACCACACTACACCAAAGGGGGATAACGTGGATTTAGAGCAGGCGAAAGCCAAAATCACTGAGCTTGAGGCGAGCCTGTCTCAAGAGCAATCGGATAAGCAGGCAGCCGTTGACGCGCTTAACGAGTTTAAAGCGGCCAAACGCCAGTCTGATATTGACGCACTGGCGGCTAAGACTGGCCAAGAGTTTAGCGAGGACAAACTGACTGCGCTCAAGGCGATGGATGAAACCAGTTTTTCATTGTTTGCTGACATGATGCCAGCTAAGACCGAAAAGAAAGGTTTTCAGTTGCCGCAGGAGCTATTTAACGAGCAAGCCACGCATGGCGTAAAAGCCCGTGATACTGGCGGCAGTTTTGAAAAAAAATTTGCAGAATGGAGTAAAGCATAATGGCTGAAATTACTAGAGATATTCAATATACAACGGGCAATGAACTGGTCATCGGTGTTGGTGCTAAAACAAGCAACGTACTACCTACCACAGCGACCGCATACAAGCGCGGTGACGTGGTTGTTGTCGATGGTGCTACCAACGTAGCCACACACCCTGAAACGGCAACAGGCTATCACGCTATTGTTGCTCAAAACGTATCAGCAGAGCAGGCCACAAGCCACGCGGCCGCAGGCATTGAAATCCCTGTCTATGTTGGCGGTGAGTTTAACGCTTTTGAATGTAGCGTAAACGGCACTAAGCTAGATAAAGCAGGTCGTCTGCTTGCTCGCGCTTATGCGACCAATGCAGGATTGTCATTAACTTTAAAATTGCCTGCTGGCATCGAGGATAAATAAATGAGTATTACTGTAGATATTAAAGGCCAACCAGTTGAGCTGCTAGATACGCGCGAGCTTGCTATCTTCCACAACAAAACTACGAAGCTAAGCACTTGGATTTTGGACACCTTTTTCCCAAACCGCCCGGTCTTTACTGGCACTAAAGTAGCAATGGGTGAGCTTGATACTAATACACCTATCGCGCCATTAGTAGCGCCTAGTGTGCAGGGTCGCATCATCACTGATAGAGCGGAGTATAACGTCCAATACGTGCAGCCAGCTTACTTGAAGCCGTCAGGTTATGTAACGCCGCAAAACGTCAGTGATTTGGCGCTACTCGGTACGATGCAGCAAGCAGGCCTAGTGGATAGCACAAGCAATCTAAGCGATGAAGAAAAGCTGCGCGTGGCACAGATTGCACGTTTCCAGCGCAACCGTGAGTCAATTACGAACTTCAACATCTTTATGGCGCTTGAAGTGCTGCTAAAAGGCAAGGTCACGTTTGAATCTAAAGATTTTCCCGAAGTAACCGTTGATTATGGCCGCCATAGTGACCTTAACTTTGCCCCAGCGACTACGTGGGATGAAACAGGCGCTAAGCCAGTAAGCGACATTAAGACGATGAACGCTTTGCTGTCTGAGCATGGCGGTACAGATGGTAGAGTTATTTTGTCATCATCAAAAGTATTTGGTGCTTTCGCAAATACTGACGAATACAAAGATAACTTTGTTAAAGCGCAAGGCGCAAATGCAGCCAATCCGCTAAACGTTGGTTCATTAGGTGGTGGTAATCAAGAAGCCAAGTATCGCGGTGAGCTTGACGGTGTGGCTTGGTGGACGCTAGACGCTACCTATCGCGATGAAAAAGGCGTGGTTAAGCGCTATATCGGCGATAAAGCGTTTTATTTAATCGCTGACATGAACGGCTCGCTTTGCCATTGCGGACTGCAAAACCTTGATGTTATGGGTCAGCCGCTAGACGTTTATGACTATGTAGTGCCTGAGAAAGACCCGTCAGGTATCAAGCTAATCAGTGAGTCAAGCCCACTGGCAGCGCCATCTATTGTAAACGGCGTAGTAGGCGGCGAAGCGTTTATCGCCTAAACTCATAAGCCCTGCTAGCGCGGGGCTTTCTTTTGGAGAATGAAATGTCAAAAGTTTATATTGCAAAACAGTCAATCGGTGAGGTGCGTACCGGCGGTGAGGTCAAAGGCTTAACCGATGACCGCGCTAAATTCTTGCTTGAAAAAGGCGCGATTGAGGAGGCTAAATCAAATGCTAAGGCAGACGATAAAGCCACTGATACAAAAGCCAAAACCACTAAAAAATAGGTGATGTATGTATGCGACTCATGACGATTTAATAAGCCGCTTTGGTGAGCTTGCTATAGCTGAGCTTGAGTCCATGCACAATGACGGCTTGCTTGTAGTCACCAATGCGCTATCAGACGCATCAGAAAAGATGAACAGCTACTTATCAATACGCTATAAAACGCCATTGGTTAAGACTGAGCATCTAAAACTGGTATGCGCTGATATTGCTCGCTATTTACTTTACATGAACGAGCCGACCGATGAAGTCGAGGCACGTTACAAAGAAGCGTTAAAGTGGCTGCAAGACGTGGGTGCAGGTAAGGCTAACGTGACGTTTGCCGAGCCATTGACTGATGATGAGCAGCAAAGTACGTACATCAAACCTGCCGTGCCCATCGGTGATAGCTATCGCGGTCAAGTCTTTGGTGATGATGTGTTTGGCATGATGCCAGGCATGAATTGAGGTTCTTATGATTGATGCTAATTTATCAGGTGGTGACGAGATAATCAGGCGGCTGGGCGCTTTGTATTTTGATAGTCAAAAAATGCAGAAGTTTAGCCGGTTGGTTGGCGCTGAAATGGTCCATCAAACTGAGGAGCGTTTTTACAATCAGCATGATTTGCAGCGGCAACCATGGATACCGTCACAAAGGGCTATTGCGGACAACGGTAAAACGTTGCGTGATGCTGGTCGGCTCATGGCGTCACTCACTTATATCGCGCTACCTGATGGCGTGGCATGGGGTACGAATGTTATCTATGCTCGTATGATGCACTACGGCGGCTCAAAAGCCATGTTTCCTAATCTATGGGGCGACATACCGCCTAGACCTTACATGGGCATGAATGACGACGACAGAGCGAGCGTACTTAACATCATCAATCGAATTATGGACGTGGACTTATGAGTAATTATTTTGCGGTAGGTCTTGGCCTAATCGAGCACTTAGAAGCGAAGGCTGCTGAGTGGGGTGTTAAGCACGTTGGCACCGTCGCTAGTATCAACAAGATCAATAAAAACGTCACACCTGCGCTTTACGTCATCAACACTGGCAACAATCCAAACCCTAACGGCGCGACAGACAGTCGTGACGTACAGCAATGGACGGTCGTTGTCGCTGTGAGCAATCAGGCAGCACAAGATGACGTTAAAGCACTTATGCAGTCGTCAGGCGAGCTTGTGAGCAAAGTTATCAATCATGTGCAAGGTTATCAGCTTGACGACTATCACGACGCATTAGAACGCACATCAACAAGCGGACGGCCTGATTACTTTAGTACGTTTGCACTATATCCGCTCACTTTTCAAACCACTATTACGCCATAGGAGATATTAATCATGGCAGAGAAACAACAATCACACGCTTTTATCGGTAACGGTAAAGTGTATTTTACGCCAGTCAAAGGTGGCGTAGAGGGCAAGCCCTTTTGGGTCGGTGTCGCAAACGCTGCGTCTTTTAGCCACTCAGTCGAGGACGAAAAAGAGCTTAAAGAATATCATTCTGGTAAAAATCAGACTTGGGATAAGTATGATGGCGATAAAGCTACCACGTTTAGCATTACGCTAAATGAGCGCCGTCCTGAAGCCATGCAAGCAGCACTGCAAGCGACCGTTACCGAAGTCGCTACTGGTACAGCGACAGGCGAAGAACACGCTGTCTCAGAAGTGGGTGACATCCTGTTTTTAAAGCACAAAAATGTGACTGAAATCACATCATTTAAAGACAGCACCACAGACACAGCGCTTGACTTGGTCGAAGGCATTGACTACACGATTGATAAAAAGTACGGCACGATTGAACTACTAGAAAAGCAGACGCTTAAATCACCGCTAATCGTAACCTATAGCTACGGCACTGCAACGGTTATGAAGCCAATGACTGACGATGTTGATTACTACCGCATCCGTGTCGATGGTCTAAACAAGGTCGGTCAAAAAGATAAGCAAGTCGTGACGGCGTACCGCGCCAAGTTGTCACCTGCTGATACTTTGGACTTAATCAGTGATGACTTTGCAGAAATGACGCTTGAAGCCGATTTGATGTACGACGAAGCCGAAGATGCGACGTATGAAATTGTGAAGTTATAGATTATGGGTCGGTTGGAAATCCAGCCGACCTATTTTTATTTAACTAAGCCATTGCGTGTCGATGGCTTACTCAAATAAAAAGGAATGATTATGCGTACTAATGCACAGACCAAGCTGACCAATACAGCGACCAATGACGTTATTATCTTGTCAGACAGTCTTTATCCCGAGGGCGAACATGACTGGTCAGCTATCGTATCAAGTACCAAGTACGCGCTTGACGGTACGATGATAGTTGAGCAGTCGGTAAGACAAGCGGGCAGACCTTACACGATGCAAGCGCCTGATGGTCATGGCGTATTATCACGAGCAACCGTTAATGCCTTAAAAGCTGAGCGTGACAAGCTAGGCGCTACCTTTTGGCTAGACTATCTAGCAGATGGTGCAGTTAAGCGCGTAAAGGTTATGTTTGATACGACGCAAGAGGCGATTGAGGCTAAGCCCGTTAAGGGCAGTACAAGCCCAAAGCCGACCGATTATTACAATGTGACGCTTAGATTTTTAGAGATACCGAGCGTGTAAAATGGTATGATTAGTTATAATTTACAAGGAGTTATAGCTATGAGTGACAAACTACAGTTTAATATTAATTGTGACGAGCGCCCAGAATGGCTAGATAGCGATAACAAAAAATTAATTAGCAATGTCGATATGACGCTTAATTGTGGCGAGCCTTTTATCCCAATTAACCCAGAAACTAACGAGCCTTACTATCAATCAATATTCGAAGAAAATGACGCTGTATGGGTGGGACAAAAAGTAGCTCCGACCATGCCCGAAACGGACAAGTCCTGCTTTGAGGTACGTGGCTATGAGTGATAAGTGGCTTCCAATTAAAGACCAATTAGATTTTGCGTGTATGCAGGCGCTATCTAAAAATGATATTGCAATAGACGGTATTGAGTTGAGTTATGATGCTTTAGATACTTTGATTGCTACTGATCCGCTACATATGCGACACGTACACCCTGGTCGATTTGAATGGCAGGGATTTAAATTAAAACCTATGGACGGCTTTATTAAAGATGGTCAGCAGTACCGACTAATAACAAGACCGCGTAAGCCGTCAGAGGCAGGATATACTATCCGCGGCAAGCTCCCATAAATACCAATAATCAAAACCACAACCCACCCTAACACGGTGGGTTTTTTAATGCCTAAAATTTGACGGATGACAGCAATGGCAATTACTCAAAACGATTTAGAAATCCTCAAATCCGAGGTAATGAATGATACGGACGAGGGCGGCGGTCTGCCAACAGCCGAAGCGGTGGTCGATGGCGTGTCAAACAACCTATTCCCCGATGTGTCAGACATTGACCGTCTGCTAGGGCGCGTGCGTCTGCGTAAAGTGTCGTTGGCAGTCAAGACGGCCAACGCTGAGCTATTGCAAGCGACACGTATGCTATTTACTGAGCTACCGGATAACGAAAATATCAGCGTGTTTGCATTTAAAGCGACTGATTTTGCGGACAGACGCTCAGATGCTCAAAACAAAATTGAGTCATATCTAGCGTTTGGCACTAAGTGGGCAGGGCACTTGCTAGAGACACAGCTCGCAGGTCAGCGCGTGATCCAAATCTCATTAGATACAAAAGACCCGATACCATCTGTCAGTCAGCCTCTTGTACTCGTGCAAAACGAAGGGCAAAGCGACGAGTTTTATCAGTATATCCGTCCGCTCAAAGTCGATACTACTGAGCGCCGTTTTCAACGCACAGTCAGCGAGACGGTGACGCGCACAGTAGCGACGATTGAGTTTGGCGACACGCTAAACAAGACATTTAACGGTCTAACGGTGCCTGAGTTTTACCAAAATGCTAACACAAGCCGCCGTGCCATCTTGCGTGAAGCTCGCGTTGCTGATGCAGCAAAGTATTACAGCGCCAGTCGATTGGCTGAGCCAGTGACAGCAATGCTGAGCAATCAAGTGCGCTTGCAATCTATTTACACGCAAGTCGTACCGAGTACGCAGGTTGAAACACCTATTTTGCAGCGTGACCCAGCTAATCAGGTCGCTACTCAGGTTCGTGGTGGTGGTGCGGTCACCATTAGTCAGTCGATTAATATAAGCCCTAACACAGCCTTTAGTTTGCCAAGCGGTATTGCAGCAGGTTCGTTAAGTCTTGCATTCGCAGGTCGAAGTTTGATTGATCGCAATGGTGAGTTAGTCGATGGTGCGGGCATTGCTTATGCGTCTATCAAATATAGCTCAGGTCAAATAACGTGGTATAGCACTCTAAATTTAGGGCAGACCACTGTCGCAGGCTCTTATACACCAGCATCTGACTTTAACCGAGTAGCGCAAACGGACTATCAAATCGTGGGCGATAATGGCGGCTATAACTATGTACGTGAGCTAATGGCTGACCCATTACCTGGCAGCCTAAAGGTTAGTTATTCAGTGGGCGGCGATGCGTATTACGTACATGATGATGGTCGCGGCAACTTGGTTGATGATGACGGTAATGGTCGGGGTACTGTTTCAGATAGAACGGTTTTATTAACAACTGCTGCCATTCCTGATGCTGGTAGTTTTATTCTGTACTCATTTGGCGTTGACTTAAACTCAGTAAAGTATGGGCAAAAAACGCTTGCCAAGCCTAGCCATTCCATCGAGATTGATGACGAAGTTAGCGGTGATATTACGGCAACGTGGGGCGTTGATAAAACAGCAACCATCAATAGTGCCGCTATCACAGGTGATGCAACTGGCAGTTACAGCAATGGTCAGTTAGATTTAGCCCCTAATATTACCTTAACGCCGCTTGATAATATCGAGCTGTCTTATCAACGCTTAACCGCTGACAATGTGATTAAGCAGGAGTTTAATAACTCAGGTTCTATCACATCGCAGAGCGTTGGCGAAACATCTCATGGCGATAGTAAGGGTTTTAAAACGATATACACAGGCAGCCAGCAACTAGGGCAGACCGTACCGGATATGGATGTTGAGGTTGCTTTTTATGATGGGTTGGGCGCGGCGCTTAAAGTGGTTTTATCTACACTTGGTACCAACAAGCTAACCATCACCAAGAAGTATCAAGGCACAACTCAAAACGATGAAACGGTTTGGGTTAATTATCGTGAGGGCGGTGCCGCTAATGCTTGGACAGTTAATGTAAAGTCAAGCACTGTTGACAAAGCTACTGGTAAGGCTGATTTTGTACTTGAGGTGTATCGAACGCACGAAGCCAGCGGTGTTTACGTTAGCCAAGAGTCAGGATTTAACTTTGCAAATGGCTTGTTTGGCTCGAAGTTGGTCACTGTATCAGGAACGTATCCTTATACAAAGTCTTATGGATTGGATGCGACTTATGCCAATGTGACCCTTAAAGCTAACACGGGCGGTATTACTGAGCTGGCAACAAAAACAGTCAGTGCAAAATCACTTAATGTATTGCTAGGGCAAGATGATGTATCGCCTATTGTACGCAACTCAGTATTTTTGAAGGTTGCAGGTGACGAGCTAAGAGACTCAAACGGTAGTATCTTTAAAGGTAGCGTCAAGGTCGGTACTATCGACTATCGCTCAGGTATTATCAGCCTAAATTCATGGACTGATGGCGTGACAAATAGTGCTGAATTATTGAGCATGGTTCGTGAAAATGACCCTGCGCCGCTTGCTAATATTGTCTTTAGAACGCCAAACGCGCCGCTTAAAAAAGCATCTTTACAGATCAGTGCTGAGCTTGCGGACGGCACTAAGTTGATGCTGACGACTGACGAGCAAGGAAAAATAACTGGCAGTAAGTACGCGCATGGCATGGTTGATTTTAAGTCGGGCATTGTGCTGCTTTATTTCTATGAGAAGTTAGGTGTTACTGCTAATCCTACGGTCGTAGATGAAGATTGGTATAGCGTAGAAAACGTCTATATGGAAGGTAGTACCAACTATATCAATAGACCTATCTACGTTAATCCTGATTCAATACGCTATAACGCCATTGCTTACAGCTACTTGCCACTTGATAAAGAGCTTATCGGACTTGATCCGGTGCGCTTACCGACTGACGGTCGTGTGCCATTTGTGCGTAAAGGTGACAGCGTGGCCATTACTGAACTAAAAACAATGCAGCTACCCACCAATGCACCTAATGATAGTTTTGATTTGGGCTTTGAGCGTTTGTCGGACGTAAATGTCGTTGATGCCAGTGGTTTAAAAGTCAATACCGATTATCTCGATGTTGATTTAGATGCAGGTACGTTGCAGCTTAACGGTATGTTTGATATGTCGTTTTATACTGCGCCATTGACTGCTAAATATCGCATCATGGATATTGCGCTGGTCATTGAGACAGACATATCAGGCCGTGTGACGTTATCAACGCCTATCACGCATGATTACAGCACAGCAGCGGTATTTAGCTCGATGCTGCTCGCAGGTGATATGCAAGCGCGCGCGTATAACGTGTTCGGTCAAAAGTCGTGGGGCAGTGTTTGGAGTGATAGCTTAATAGGCGATGCCACAACATCGCAGTTGCAAGTGACTAACAATCCTATTGTCGTAACTAATCGAGATGCGATTGAGGAGCGATGGGCGTTAGTGTTTACCAGTGCGACGGCGTTTAACATTATCGGTCAAACAGTCGGTCAAATAGGCACAGGCTCAACGACTACACTAACAGCGCCTATCAATCCAATGACGGGCTATCCTTACTTTACGATACCAGCCGCCGCATGGGGTACAGGTTGGTCAGCTAACAACGTGGTGCGTATCAATACCGCAGCCGCTAAATATCCGGTATGGATTGGCAACGCTATTCAGCAGCATCAAGGTAGCAGTAAAGACAATTACGATTTTACTATTGGCTATCATGCCAACATTGACCGCGAGCGAGGTGAGTAATGCAGTTAAGTATTGATGCAAAAAACGCCGCTTTGCAGGGTATTGCTGACAAGCTAAACGAGGGCACAAACTCGGTGCTTTCGCTCTATATCGGCGAGACTCTAGCGGCGGAGGTTGCGCTACTCAATCCAGTGCAGGCGTCTATCGACAATGCTGTTATGACGTTTAAAGTACCGCCTAAAGTGCTGGCTATCGCGTCAGGCGTACTAACATCGGCAAAAGTGCTGGCAGCAGATGGCACACTAATCGCCGAGCTTAACGTAGCAACCGAGGTCACGCTTGATAAGTCGCAAGTGTATCAAGGCGGCTATGTGACATTAACGTCGCTAACGATGGGTATTTGATATGGCGACCATACAAGGTAGAGCAAAACGCTATGATGGACTGCCGATTGACTATGTGTCGCTGTTTAGGTGGAAAGACGGCAAGTGTATTGCAAAGCGGGTGCCTGATGCAGCGGGTAATTGGTCGTTTGATTACGACCACAATATGATAGTCGGCGTGACTTATGTGTCTGACGGCTGCGAGCCGATTAGTCATGGTCCGTATGAGTTTGTACTAAATAAATAGAGGTTAGATTATGAGTTTAAAGCAACCGGTGCAGTATCCAGTTAAATACTACTCACACACTGATGCAGACGCACCACAATTGGCTGACGCCGACGGTATTATTAAAACGATATTAAAGGCGTGTTTAGTTACGGGGTATGGTGATAAAGAGGGCGCTGGATGGACAAGTTTGTTTGAAGATGATTACCGCATTGTCTTGCGCCGTCCGTTGCGTACTGGCAATCCGCCAGATATTAAAATCGAAAACGGTGTGATTAATGGCGCAGCAAGTCATCGTATTGTCAGTCAAGATAATCCTGCATCGATTGATGACACAAACGAATTATCAAGTGTTTTTACAATGATGCGAGATAGCAAGTGCGGCAAAGAGTGGTATTGCGTTGTCACGGATTTTGCATTTTTGTTGTGCTATCAAATTAGCGAATCAGGTGCTGATATTTCTAGGAATAATGCGTTTTTTGTCGGCAGTGTTAAAAAGTTGCAAGATGCTGACCAAGATATATTTTTCCTTTGGAAAAATCCAAAAGAAACTGGCACTGGTAACGGCAACTATGCCTATGCGCTACTTGATGACAAAGTTGCTTATGTCAATGCACGCACTAAAACTGAATACTTATCAAAAAACTATCTAACAATCGATGCAACCGAAAAAGAGATTAATAATGATTATTTTGCACAAAAAGTATTAGTTGATAAAGTTGCAGAGCTGCCGTTTTTTACATCTGTTAGTAATCAATATAATAGTACGTTGATTGCAACAAGTAATGTGTCAATTAATGGGCGACAAATGCTTAGATATGTTAACGCTCAATATCACATTTATGGATTTAAACGCGCATTATACATCCCGCTCGACTACTGGGAGTTATAAATGATAATTGGACAGTTGTTATTAGGTACAAATCGATTGGGTTATATCGCTGGCGCAGGTGACGGTATCGTGACAGTACAGGGCAAGCCTGATATGCGGGAGATTTGGCTGCTAGACGCGCAAACAATGGAGGTTGAGCAAATTGTTACATCACTCAAAAACGGCCACTACCTCTTTATGGGGCTTGACCCTGCTAAAGAGTACCTAGTGATGGCTCGTGATTATAAAAAAGAGTATGAGCCATTTGTGTGGGATTACGTCAAGCCTGCTGACGATTTGACGATTGTTGAGCAGCAAGCGTTATGGCAATCGTGGCAAACTAACTAAGGCGGATGTATGGCAAGCTCATTAAAACTAATGCTTGCGCGTGTCATTAGCGCTAATCGCTTATCTAGTGCGCTAGAGCTACCGCTTGAGCGCAAACTTGGTGATTTACCGCGTCTCAAGTACGTGTATGCAGATGCGCTACCATTACCGCTTGAGCGTAAAATCAGCGAGCAGCCAGCCGCTAACGCGCTTTATATGTCGCTCAGTCAGCCGCTTGGCACGTATGTGCCACTGGTGTATGTGACAGCCAATGCGCTACCGTTGCCGCTATCTGAGCGCATCAGTAATCAGCCGCCAGCGAGCGAGTTACCGCTTGGCTTGACGCGCAAGCTGGGCACGACCACGGGCGGTTATGTACCGCCAGTTGAGCCGCCAGTTAATGATGACGTATCGGTTGCTATAACAGCAGTAGCAGAGATAGCGCCTACCGCGTCAGCATCTATGATGGCGGAGGTGGTCGAGGTCAGCGTATCGGTCATTGCTCATTGCGATCTAAACGCTACCGCAAGCGCGTCGGTCGATTATGACGCAAACGTCTTTAGAGGCTTAGTGACTGGCATATCAAGCGATATGCAAGACGCAAAATTGCAGGGCATTGACAGAGGCGGTCAGTTTGAGGATAACGAGCAGCTAGTCAGCAGCACGACAACGGACTGGCAGCAATCAAAGCTCATAGGCACTGATAATCAGGCGCAGTTTGAGGCAAATAAGCGCCTCGATACTGATGCAACGCCATTATTTGAGTCGTCAAAACTGGTCGGCACCGATAGCAAGCAGCAGGCCGAGTATCAGACGTTTATCGCTGACAAATCTACGCTAAAAACTGAGACAGCCAAGCGCGTCAGTCATAGCAACTGGTACGGCTTTGAGGCGATGCTCAAGCGTCAAATCGAGCGCGCTCTGGGAGCTGAATACGCTGAGCTGGTGGCAGACAGGCTCGATACGTCTAGCGAGTACAACCGCCTCACTGCTATTAGATATGACGCGCTTATTGAAACAGCGCGGTTGCCATACTCAAAACTACGCTATGTGCCGCCGCCGTTGTCTCAGACCGTCATACTCAAAGAGCAAATTATCGAAGGCTGGGAATGTGGTAGCGGTGCGCTGCATCACTATGTCTATAATGACGAGCTTGCGTTACCAATGCACAGGCGTATCGCGGATAGGGGTGCGTCTAGCAGTCTAGCAATGCCGCTGTCTATGCCTCGTGGGGTGTTAGAATTATCGGCAGCTGATGCCGATGCGATGGAGACAAGACCATGCAAGCGCAAAACATTAGCAGTTAATCCAACGCTCGACGTAACATTATGTCAGCCTAAAGTGTTTGGCAAGGCGTCATCTATCGCAGTAAGCGCGCAATCTACGCTCAATGCTACCGCATGGCTTAACCTGCTAATCGGCGAGAAAGGCGAAGCGTACAAAAAAGGAGTTATATTTGTGACAAACAGCGTGTCATTAGTGCGCTCGGACGATGGGCGTGAGATTAAGCTCTTGGGCTTTAGCGTCGGCATTGATAGTAATAGCTATTGCTGGACGTTTAGCGCTACTGTGCCGCTGTCCGAGCTATCAAAAGTCGATACAGCACACGAGCAGCGTATAGGCGTAGATTTCACTTGTAACGGCAATCAATGGCGCTTTATCTTAGATGATTGCAGTGATAGCGTATCGTTTGGCGAAAGCTCGCTAACGATAAAAGGCAAGTCACGCGCGATGCTGTTAGCGCACCCATACGCTACGCACAGAGGCTTTAAGTTTGACACGGCTATGTCAGCACGTCAGATAGCTGATGCTGAATTAAACCGCAATGGCGTAGCGTCAGGCTTTACATTAGATTGGCAGCTCGCAGGTGTCAACGGTTGGAATGTGCCTGCCAACACGTACAGCTATACAGGCAAAACGCCGATCAACTCATTGCAGTGGATAGCGGAAGCAGCAGGTGGCTTTATCAATGCGGATATGAGTGCTGATGTATTACACGTACTAGCACACTATCCAACGCCAAGTTGGGAATGGGCAGCGCAAGAGCCTAGCATTGAATTGCCTATATCGCTAATCACCAGTCGCAGTCGTGGACGTATCAATAAGCCTGGTTATAACGGCGTGACTATTTACGGTGAGAATGATAACGGCATCGGTGCTCTAATCAAGCGTACAGGCACAAGCGGTGGTTATCAGCCGCCGATGGTCACTAGCGACTTAATGACCGATACAGCAGCCGCTATTAGCCGAGGTAAGATGATACTCAGTGACACGGGCGATATTGGTAACATTGGTATCTCAATGCCGCTGGTCGCTGATGTTGGCGTATTGAAACCATCTACTTTAATCGGCGTTAATGATGGCGAATCATGGGTAGGTATGGTTAGAGGCACGACTATCACAGGTCGCCTATCGAGCAATCGAGCGTTAGAGATTGACCAGGCTATTGATGTAGAGCGCCACTTTGACAAGGAGATTGTGTGATGGCTAGTGGTAACCTATGGGCGTTATTTAGAGGCGTGACCGAGCAGGGAGCAAAACAGCTAGCGACTGTTATTGACCGTAACGGCTCAAACTATACCGTCACCATGCAGGGCGGAGGCAATACGATTGTGCAATCAAGCGCCGCTTACGAGTTAGGCAGTAAGGTGTTTATTAGAGATGGTCAGATAATTGGCCAAGCGCCTGATTTAACTTATGTAGAGATTGAGGTTTAGAGCGACACCCCTGTAAGGTTCGCAAGTTTTTGACAATTTAAATATATTGCTCACATACAGTGGGCAAACAAGCAAAAAGCCCAGCGGCTGTAACCGTTGGGCTTTTTTATTTGAACCCCTAAGCGCAATTTAGGAGAACAACATAGATGAATTTTAACATAGATTTAGGTGAATGGGTGACTAAGATGCTTGATAAATATGAAAGCTCGCAGACAGTGAGAAGACTAATCAATGCACTGGTTTTTATCTTATTTTTATTCGTCTTAGGCGGATTTATTAACGCAATTAAATGGTGGTAGCATGACTGATAAAAACATAATCCGCGTCGCTAATACAGATATTGAGATTAAACGCGTCAAGGTTAAAAACCTAAACGAGGTGACGCGAGCATTTACGCCTTTTGTTGCTGAGTTTGAGCGTATCGTAAAGGCAAACAAGGGTATGCCGGAAAGCGAGCTGCTAAGCCTTATTGGTAGCTATACCGATGAGGCGGTCGTACTGGCCTCGGTGCTGACAGACCAGTCGCCGAGCTTTTATAGAGAGCTTGAACCGCTTGAAATGCTGCAAGTGATGCAGGAGGTCGTCGCCCATAGTGGCGATTTTTTTATGCGTCAGATTTTCATACCCCTAAAACAACTGGGGGCACAACTGGCGTTACTTGGTACGACAGCTTACTACCATTCTACAAAATCGGACTCCGAGAAGCCGACGTTTTAGATATGGCGTTTGGCGAATGGTGGGGCTTGTCTAAAGCACTGGCTAAAGACAAGCAGCGGCAGCTCAAGGATATGGCGATTGCTATGCGAGTGGCGCAAGCGGATGCTAAAGGCTGGAAAGAGTTTATGAAAGACTAGCGTAACAATGCCTAATCGGTTAAAGTTAGTTGATTATAAATTTGTTGAGTATTTGCTATGAAAAAGCTATTGGCGGTGGGATTGGCGTTGGCGCTAAGTGGTTGCGGTGGCGGTTTTAATGATATGGACGCTGCAAGACCTGGTGGTGGCATTGGAAGTACGGTTACAAAGCCTACGAACCCGAATGAAAAACCGAATTGGCAATATTCGTCTATATCAAATGAAACTGGCGTGTTTTCATTAAGCGCGATAAATTACTCTACTAATACATATCAAAGACCGGACTATCAGAACCTACGCGGAAATGCTTTTGTCAAACTCGAAAGGGATTTGGGTAGAGATGGCGCTATTACTGACACTGTTACTATTTTTACAGATTCAAATATGGCGTGCTTGCCGTCTTGTAATGTACGAATGAGTTTCGATGGTCAGTGGGCTACTTATCAGATGCGGCATAGTATTGATGGCGTTATTCGCCCTATCGATGAATCGACAGAGAAATTATTGTTTAAAAAATTCACTACTTCAAATCGTGCAACGGTGAATTTGCCTATCATTGGTTTATCTGAGCCTTTTGGCGCCAATTTTGATTTAAGTGGCTATGATATGAAACGAATGAAATTTTAAGCGAGTGATAACATGGCTAAAAGAGTAGAGCAACAGATGATATTTTGCCCACGCGAGCAAAAGACAACCTTATTTTATCGTAATGCTAAAAGCCGAAATTGGATAATGCACCTTATCTTAGTGCTATTTACAGGCGGCTTATGGTTGATTGCCATGTTGTTTATGAAAAGCGGTGGTAGTGGCGTTTGGACTTGCAGCCAGTGCGGAAAAGAAATGATAGAAGATAAAAAGGCCGGTAACTGGTTTTAAATAGGCAATAAGCAAATCAATAGCTCACCCTAATCGGTGGGCTTTTTTTATGCCCAAAATTTGAGGTGAGACAATGGCAGGTGATTTAGATTTTAGCGTACAGTTGCGGCTATTGAATGACCAGTTCAATAACGGCATCAACCAAGCGCGCGATAAGTTTACGGCGTATGCGGAGTCTGTGCAGCGCAATGTGACACAGATGAACGCTGATACCGAGCGAGCTACTGCATCATTGGCAGGACTTGGCAATGTGCGTCCCGATAGATTGACGGCTGAGCTACGCGCAACGGCTGACCAGTTAAGAAATATGGGTGCTGGTGCCAATCTGTCAGGTGAGCAAGTACAAAACGCCATGCGTACCGCAGCAGGTCAGGTGACGCGCTTAAGCACTGAGCTAAACGAGGCAAGACTGGAAGCTGCGCGATTGGCTCAAACTGGCGCAAGTCCACGAGATTTAGAAGCAGCAGCGCAAAAGGTCAATCGTTTAGAAACGGAATTGAACGAAGCGCGTAGTGCAAGCGTCAGCCTAGCCAATGAGCTATCAGGCGCAATGAATCGTGCGTCTAACACGGCAGATGGCGCGCGTAACGCTATCTACCGCATTACAAACATTCGAGTGCCTGAAACCATACGCGGTGAGATTGACCAAATCAGCCGCTCACTGGTAGATTTTCAGCGTAACAGTGGCAGACCGGCGGAAGAAATAGACCGAGTAACGCGCGCGGCACAAGAGCAAATAAGACGACTTGAAGCTGAGTTACGTGGTCTTGACGAAACGCAAGATAGAACAACACAGGGTAGTAACAACTTAGGCGGCGGTGTTAATCGCTTACGTGGCGCATTTGGCAGCTTGCAAGGGTTGTTGGCGGCGGCTGGACTTGGTATTGGTGTCTCTGAAATTATCGAAACGGCGGACGCATTTAAAACGCTTGAGGCAAGGGTGAAACTCGCGACTGGTGAAGGTGCATCGTTTGTTAATGGCTTTGCAGGCGTTAAGCAGATTGCCAATGAGACATTTAGTAGTGTTGAGAATACAGGCGAGTTGTTTGCCCGTATCACGCAAGCGTCAGAGGCGTTAGGTCTAGCACAAGGTGAAGTATTAAGTATTACTCGCACTATTAACGAGGCCATTAAGTTATCAGGCGGTAGTGCCGCGTCGGCCGATGCTGCAATTACGCAGTTGATTCAGGGCTTACAGTCGGGCGTGGTACGTGGTGACGAGTTTAACTCTATCATGGAGCAGTCACCAAGACTTGCTCAGGCAATGGCTGACGGCTTAGGCGTGACGCGCGGTGAATTACGCGCAATGGCAATGGACGGCAAACTGTCATCTGAGGTCGTTATCAATGCGATACGCTCGCAAGGTGATGTAATTGCCAGTGAGTTTGCAACATTACCGACCACGGTTGGCAACTCGCTGCAGGTTCTTAAAAACCAAATATTTAACTTTGTTGGTGAGATTGATGGTGCGCTTAATCAGTCATCAAAACTAGCAGAAGGTATCAGTTATATTGGTGACAGCTTAGAGGATTTAGACCCTGCTGTTGTATCAGCACTGACGGACACTTTTGAAAACTCGCTTGGCGCAGTGGTCGAACTAGGCAAGGGTATTAGAGACGCTTACGTTATGTTAAGTGATCTAGTTAGTGCGCTTACAGATAGCTCTACTGACGCCACCGAGCAAGTCGGTTTACTAACACGCTCATTGCAGGGTATTAGCATTATAACTGGGTTCATTAAGGACGGCTTTAGCGCAATTGGTATTGCTGCTGAGTTTGTTGTTGCAAGTCTATATGGCGCTATGTCGGACTTGGCTAATATCGCATCTAAATTAACTTTTGGTGAGTTGTCAGATAAGTACAAGGTAATGGCTGATAACCTACAAGCCAAATCCAAAGAAACGTGGGAAAAAGGCGAGCAAGACGTTTTAGATTGGGAATCGTCAGGGGTTAAATCTTTAGATAATGCCGCCAAAACCACAAAAGAGCATTTTGCGGAAGTAGCGGCTGAGTCCGAAGCTGCTTATAGAAAAATGGTCGATGATGCCAATGCAACCGCTGAACAGCGCGAGGAGGCGCTTACTAAATATGCGCTAGATAGTATTAAAGCTAACGATAATATTATCTCGGATAAATTGCGTGTTGAGCTAGCAGAGAAAAACCTACAGGCTGTTATCAGCGATACCGGCAAAGTCTCTATTGAATCCGCCAAGGAAGCACAGGCGGCCTATTTAGGAGTTGGTGAGAGCTTTGCAGAGGTCGCATTGAAGGCTCAAGAGAGCGGCAAAAGTATCGAGCTATCTTTAGCAGAGGCTATCCACAAGGCAAACACGCGCGGCGCAGTTGAGGATATATCAAACTCGCTACAAGCGATGGCAAATCAAGGCTTGATAACGGGCGAACAGTTGGCGCTTGGTCAGAGTATCGCCAAAACACAAATGAGTAATGTTGAGGCGCAAATCGCCCAAAACATGGAAGCGTTTGGCGATTATGCGGCAGGGGTGCTCGCTAAAAACGGCAATATCATCACTGCTGAGCTGCAGCACGCGGCAAGTCTTGAAAATCTAGCAATACAGATGGACGAGACTGGCAATGTCATGATTACCGAGCTTGACGCATCAACCGTGGCAAGTAAGCGCACTAAAGAGCAGATTGATGAATTAGCAGGTGCCGTCGGCGTCGGTCTATCTAAAGAGTTTATCAAGTCTCGTGAGGGTCTAAGTGAGCTAATAGATGGTTTTGATGACTTAGAAGCGGCAGGTTATGACGCTAAAGGCGCTTTGGTCGGTGCGCTTACTGAAATGACCAATAAGGCCAAGAATACGGCTGAATTGGACAATCTAAGGGCTGCATGGATAGAACTAGGTAAGGAGGGCAAGCTAAGCGCTCAGGATTTAAAAGACGGCTTAGATGATGTCAATAACAGAGCCGACCAGCTTACAGAGGGTATTAACAGTGTCACCGAGGCTTACGGTTTCTTGGGTATTAAAACTCGTGAGGAACTAGCTAAAAATGCGGCGCTTTATACCGAGGCCAACAAGTTAGTTATGGCTGAGGGTAAGCTGACAGCGCAGCAGCAGCAAGAAGTCTTTGAGAAAACAGCTAAGGCTAATATTGCGGCAAATAATGGTGTTATTGATTCATTTACCAAGTCACAGGCTGCCGCATTAGGCTTTACAGTAGCAGTTGATGAAAATGGCCGCGTCACCGTTGAAAAAATGGGTCAGGCTAAGACAGCTAATGATAAAGTCACAACGTCGGTCAATGGCATTAAAACAGCTTATAACGGCATTGCAAGTAGTGCAGGTGCAGCAGGTCAAGCAATGGTCGGTGCTGCCAATCAAGCTGCATCGGCTTACGATAAGCTGCAAAAGAAAATTCAAGCAGCCAAAGAAGCAATGGAGCTTAAAAAGGGCGATGAAACCCTTAAAAACTTGCGGATTTATGGGCAAGAAAAAGCACCAGTCGAAGGTAATCAGTTTGGATCAAAGTTAGCGGTTGAAAACTTTTTGAAGTCGCAAGGATTGTCCGAAGCCGCAGCGATTGAAGAAGCACGCAAACTTTATGCAAAATCAGGTAAGCGTGACGGCGCGTTAAACTTCGGTGAGCTGCAAGGTTATCAAGATGGTCAGATATTAACCAATGCTGATTTGGGTAAGTTTAAAACGGCGTCAATGTATTTGGCTGAAATAGCAAGCAAGGCGCGTGATGCTGAGCGTCAGCGTGATAGCAGGGAAACCGCAAGGACAGCAACGGCTAGAATCACTACGCAGGAATACGGACGCTTTGACAGTCAGCCGACTGCCTCTAAGACGATTGACGTTAATTTCAAACTCGGCGGTGCTTCGGCGTCGCTTACTATGCCAGAAAATCAAGAGGGCGCATTAATGGCGCTGCTACAACAGCTGCAAGACAGTAAAGCAATCGCAGGTTACTAGCCACTCAATGAGTGGTTTTTTATTATCTAAAATTTGAGGAGAGACAATGCCAAAAATCAACATATCGCGGCTGTGGTGGGTGTGTCTCATTGCTATAGCCGCATCATATCCACTATCAGTACAAGCGGCAATCGCAATGGAGGGGCGTAACTTTAGCGCCCCTTTTTTGTTCTCATGGCTCGGCGTTTGGGTATTTAGTTTAGCAGGTGGTATCTGTGCGTCGTTTGTCCGCATTGAGGATATAGACAATAAGTTTTACGCGCCGATGTTTGCCAAGATTGTGCTGGGGTTATTTAGCGGCGTGGCTCTATGCTCACTGATTGCCAGTGGCTCGGAGCCACCTAAAGGCGCACTGACGTTTTGGGCGTTTTGCGCGTCGCTATTTAGCGCACCCATCGGTGCAGGTGCGTTGGTCTATCTGAGCAACCAAGACAGGCTAAACGGCTGGTTTAATCGCGTGAGTCGTCACACGATAGACAGTAGGTTTCCAATAGACAAAGATTACAAACGGAGGTCACAAGATGATACCGATTTACGTTGATTTTATCGTTAGTTTTGCGGCCACGGTCGCAGGTTTTGCAGTGCTGGTTAGTAAGATGGACGTTTTTAACAGAAAAGCATACACGCCGATTTTAGAGAGTATGATTATTTTTATCGGCTCGCTGGGCTGGTCAGTGTTTGCGCTACTATCGTTTGCAGCAGTAACGCGCTACCCGCCATGGCTGACTGATGATGCTATATGGACTGGCTCATGGGGCTATACGACAGCGCGTGTACTGTGGTCGGTCGCATGGGTATTGCTGCTACTGCTGATGACGCGATACACGGCTTACATGCAGCATCGTAAACAGTATAAAGATTAAACACCGCCCCTTAACTGGGGTTTTTTTGGGGTTAAATATGGACGTAAAGCAGCTATTTGACTGGGTGCGTGACAATCAAAATGACAAGCGTTTGACGCAATCTCAAGTTGACGCAATCAATACTATGCTAGTCAGTATGAGCGCAAATGTTGTGCAAGATACGCTGTCAAAACTTATGGGGTGGGGTGTGGCTAGTGAGGGTTTAAAACTATCTAAGCGCGGTATAGACCTGATGAAGAGCTATGAGGGCTTTAGCGCTGCGCCATACATTGACATGGTGGGCGTTGCTACGATTGGTTACGGTAACACGTACTATCCTGACCGCCGCAAGGTACGCATGACTGACAAGCCGCTAACTGAGGCTGAGGCGTCGCAGCTTGCTATGGACATTATCAATCTTGATTTTGCGCCAGCCGTCAACAAAATATTTAAAGACGAGATTGCAAGCGGTAAGCTCAATCAAAATATGTTTGACGCGCTTGTAAGTTTAGCTTATAACATCGGTACGAGTGCGCTCGCTAACTCAAACAGCGTGACAGGTAATATTAAAAAAGGTAATTACAAAGCCGCCGCCGATGGTTTTCTGCTTTGGAATAAAGGGCGCGTCAACGGCAAACTACAAGCAATCAACGGATTAACTCGCAGACGCAAAGAAGAGCGAGAATTGTTTTTAAGCTAGCCGCTTTTAGCTATCCTTAGCTATGTTTAGCTGCTATACTAAAAGTTCGAAGTCTCGAACCGTGTTGTCCAAGTGGCGTATAGCGGTTGTTGAGCAACAAAGCCCATCATTAATTTGGTGGGCTTTTTATTTGCCTATTTTTTGAGGCCATCTAAATAATCAGCCCATTTCTGCATCATGTCTCTACGCTTATCAATCATAGTCACACGATTATAGGCACGCCCATTCGCATCACGCACGTTATGACCAAGCTGTAATTCTATCAACGTCTCGCTTATGCCAAGCTGCTCAACCATTAGCGTTCTAGCGGACGCGCGAAAGCCATGCGGTGTGTGAGTATCTTTATACCCTAGACGCCACAAGAACTTATTAAGCTGTTGTTGGTGCTCAAACTTCTCTTTCCGCCTATTGTTGTAAAATACATAATCAGTGTGACCTGTTTGCTCATGCAAGCCTTGTAGCAGCTCGATAGCTTGCATTGGTAGCGGCACTACTAGACTGCTAACCATATCGGCGCGATTGCCAGTTTTTGATGGGCTAAACGTCCAAGTCTTGGCGTCCAAGTCAATATCTCCCCAACGCATTGAGCACATATCGCCATTACGCTGAAATAGCATCGATTGCAGCTTTAGTATGTTTTGAGCATGGCCGTAAAAATCAGTGACACTATCAATATCACGTAGCAGTTGGCCAAATGCCACCGGCTCAATAATTGCATGATGGTGCTCAGTCTTTGGCTTTGGCAGCATTAAGTCTGCAACGGCAATAGCAGGGTTGTTATCGATATAGCCTTGACCAATAGCCAATGCAAAAATACGCTGACAAACGCCGCGCACGCGCTTAGCCGTTGGTATCGTCTTGCGCTCAATCTCTTTAATTGCCCTGAGTACGTCAGGCGTTCTTATTTGGTCGACTGGCATACGGCCAATATAAGTAGCAGCGTAATTAATATGTGTCTGCTTTTGCTCAATGGTTCGGTGCTCGAACTGTTTTGACGCTATTTGTGATTGCAGCCATTCTTCAGCCAGCTCGCTAAAAGTTGGCATGGCTCGCTTTTTATTGTGGGCGTCTTGATGATGGAATACCGGATCAATACCGCCAGCCAATAATGATAGATTATTGCGGTACATATCACGGGCTTGCTCAAGTGTGAAAACTGGATAGGCGCCCAGGGTAAAGTTTTTACGCTTACCAGTAACCGGGCTAGTAAATCGATGGCGAAATGTAGTAGTCTTATTATCTCTGATATAAAGATTCAGTCCTTTATAACCTTGGATAGCATAAACATCATCACCGCCGTCATGCTCTTTGATTGCTTGCTTGATTTGTGAGTCGGTTTTGATGCCAGCGTCTTTTAATTTTTGATTTGCCAT